TGGTGTTATGAACGGCAGATTTAAAGTGTATGTTGACCCATATGCTGCTAATGTCGCTGCTTCACAATACTATGTTGTAGGTTATAAAGGTACTTCACCTTATGACGCTGGTGTCTTCTACTGCCCATATGTACCACTACAAATGGTTCGTGCAGTAGGCGAGAATACTTTCCAACCAAAAATTGGATTTAAAACTCGTTATGGTATCGCTGCTAACCCATTCCACACAGGAGTGATTAGTGCTGGTACTGCTGAGAACACAAGTATCACAGCAAATACTAATAAGTATTACAGACGAGTTAAAGTAACAAACTTAATGTAAAATTAAGGTTACTATAACCAAACGAATTAGGACACTTCGGTGTCCTTTTTTGTTTCTGGAACTCTTATAAATACTAGTATGACAACATCAACATCACCACTAAACAGACAACCATCTAAGTTAGACTATACAAGTCCTACTCAGTTTCGTTTTTTAATTAATCAATTACCCAAAGTAGAATATTTTACTGTTGCTGCTAATATTCCAGGCATAACTTTAGGCTCTGCAACATATGCTACCCCATTAAAAGATATTCCATATCCTGGCGAGAAACTAACATATGATGATTTAACATTAACATTTATTGTAGATGAAAATTTAGAAAACTATATTGAAATCCATACATGGTTAACTGCGATTGGATTTCCAAAAGATAGAAGTCAATTTAGAGAGTTTAGAAGTGAAACTTCAAATGTTAAAACATCTACTTTTGGTGAGAGCACAGACATAGGTGATGTAGGAGCATCAACACCTGAAAGAGCGATGTATAGTGATGCTATTATGACTATACTATCAAATAAAAATAATCCTGTTGTAGAGTGTCGTTTTGCAGATGTTTTTCCTATAAGTTTAAGTGGACTAACATATAATCAAAACATAACAGATGTTGATTATCTAACAGCAGAGGTTACATTTAAATATCAAATATACGAAATAAAAACCTTATAAATATAATTATATAATTATTGTGGAGTGAAAATGACCTTAGATGAATTAAAAGTTCAAGTCGCAAATGACTTGAAAGTAAATGATGAAAGACTTGATACCGAATCTTTAAAAAACCAAGAACTATATTCCAAATACTTAGATATAAAAAGTAACTTTGAACTATTGATGTACAAAGCAAAAGGTGATTACAAAATATTGTATCGTGATAAGTGGGAATATTATGGTGGTAAATCTGATGCAAAGATTTATGAAACAAAACCTTTTGATTTAAAAGTTCTTAAATCAGACTTGTCAATTTATATTGAATCAGACGAAGAAATAATTACTATAGAAAATAAAATCGTATATCTAGAAACTGTAATTAAATATCTAGATGGTGTTCTTAAATCTATTGCTGGTAGAGGTTGGGATATTAAAAATGCGATACAATGGAAAAACTTTGAAGCTGGATTGATGTAATGATAAATTACTATGACGATTTTTTAGAAAGTCATATTGCACAACTCATTGATATGCAAATGAAAGAGGTATCGTGGAAGTATGATTATGACAGTAAACCAAATGGAACGCAAAAACATTGGCATGTATTTTGTGGACACAATATGGATGAGTGTAATCAAAATGGATATGAATTCATTGTTCCTATATGGGAAAAAATTAAAAATGTTGTAGATGTAGAATTAGAACGAGTATATCTAAACGCACACACATTTGGTATAGAACCACACATACACACAGATGATGGTGATATTACTATGATATATTATCCTAGACTAGATTGGAAAATAGAATGGGGTGGTGGAACTGCTATATACAATGATAAAGTAACAGAAATAGACAGACACCTTGTCAATAAAGGTAATAGATTAATTATGTTTGATGCACATTTACCACATCAAGCACAACCTGTAAATAGATTATGTTTTCAACTAAGAACATGCGTAGTGTTCAAGACTAAATTAAAATGAAGTGGATTGATTGGGTAGGACATTATAAAAATATATTAAGTGATGAATTATGTAATCAGATAATTGATTATAAGTTTGATTATGTCAAATCAACTTACTCTACACACAATGGTTTATCATCAAAAAAAAACAGAGTTGAAATGGATGAGATATGGATACGAAAAGACCATAAATTTTACAAAGACTTAAATGATGTTGTATCTAAAGTTGCAGAAAAATATGCAATCAAAATGAAAAGTTTCCACGACAGAGATTTTGTCGTGCATAAAACAACAGATTTTAGATTAAACAAATATGATGTTGGTGGATATATGTCAAAACATTGTGATAATATACATCACAGTCATGGACAAACATTTGGATATCCACAAGCTACAGTTTTATTATTTTTAAATGAAAACTTTGAGGGTGGTGAATTTTTGGTTTCAGAAGAACAACCAACTATTAAAACAGGTGAAGCATTAATCTTTCCATCAAACTTTATGTTTCCACATGAAGTTAAAGAAGTTACACAAGGAACACGCTGGAGTATTGTATCATGGTTGATGTAATACAACATAAAATATTTCCCACAGTCGTATCAGAGTTTAAACACGATATGAGTAGTGAAGAACATGGTATTGTTTTAAAAGAGTTACGCTCATCTAAAACAAATGGTATTCTACAAACTAAAGATGACTTACATAAAAAGTTACCTTCGTTTAAAACAAAAGTTTTTGAAACAACAGAGAAGATTTGTAGAGAATCTAAATACTTATATGATACATTAGAGATTACAGGAATGTGGGCAAACATGTTAAAGAAAGGTGATTCGCACCCACCACACACACATTCTAATAATGTATTTTCTGGAGTATATTATTTAGAAAATGGTGCTCCAATACAATTTTTTGACCCACGACCACAAGCAAGTGTGTTACACCCTAACTTAGAATATACCACATTTGATAATTCAAGTATGATGCAATTTGATTCTCAAAAAGGAATAGGATTGATATTCCCAAGTTGGTTACAACATTGGGTGCCGACCACACAAAAAGATAGAATTAGTATTTCATGGAATATAATATTAAGGGGCGACTATGGACAACCAAACACATTACAAAATTCAAGTATTTAAATTAAATGAAGTTTACTTGCACATTGAATGTGATAACTCTGGTATCTGTCATGAGTTAGTTCAGTATTTTACTTTTGAAGTGCCAGGCCACAAATTTATGCCAGCGTATAGAAATAAAATGTGGGATGGTAAAATAAGATTGTTTTCACAAAAGACAGGTCAAATCTATGTTGGTCTTTTATCATACATCAAAGAATTTTGTGAAAGGAATAATATACATTGTGTTATTGCTGATGATGTAAACGATACAGATATTTTAGATATCAAAAAAGTATCAGACTTTGTAAAATCTTTAAAACCAAAATCAAAAGGAAAAATATTAGAGGTTAGAGATTATCAACTTAATGCAATACAATATGCGTTAAGTAATCATAGAGGTATGTTGGTATCACCAACTGCAAGTGGAAAATCACTTATCATATATGCACTTATAAGATTTTATCACTACCTACTCAAAGATAAAAAGATATTAATACTTGTGCCAACCACATCATTAGTAGAACAGATGTATTCTGATTTTATTGACTATGGTTGGAGTGATAAATACTTGCATAGAATATATCAAGGTCATGAAAAGGAAACAAATAAACCTGTAATTATTTCTACTTGGCAATCACTTTTTAAATTAGATAAAAAGTATTTTGAAAAGTTTGGATGTGTCGTAGGAGATGAAGCTCATCTATTTAAATCAAAGTCGTTAACCACGATTATGACAAAACTGATAGATTGTAAATATCGTTTTGGTATGACAGGAACTTTAGATGGTACACAAACCCATAGATTAGTTTTAGAAGGATTGTTTGGTAAAGTTGAAAAGGTAACAACCACAAAAGAATTGATGGACAAAGATACACTTGCTAATTTAAAAATTAAGTGTATTGTTTTAAAGCATAAACAAGAAGACTGTAAAGTAGTAAAAGATTTAAAATATAGCGAGGAGTTACAGTATATAGTGGCTCACAACACTCGTAATCAGTTTATAACAAGACTTTGCGATAAGTTGAGGGGTAACACCCTCTGTTTGTATCAACTAGTGGAAAAACACGGCGTAGGGTTATATAACGCAATGAAAGACTTTGATAGAAAAGTATTTTTTATACATGGTGGAACAGATACAGAAACAAGAGAACAGATAAGAGAAATCACAGAGAAAGAAACAAATGCAATTATCGTGGCGTCTTATGGTACATTTAGCACTGGCATTAATATTAGGAACTTGCACAATGTCGTGTTCGCAAGTCCAAGTAAAAGTAGAATTAGAGTGTTACAATCCATTGGTCGTGGATTGCGTAGACCGAATATGGGTGAGGTACACACAACCCTTTTAGATATTGCTGATGACTTTACCTATAATGATAGAAAGAATTTTACACTTAATCACTTTTTAGAAAGAATAAACATTTATAATGAAGAAGAATTTGATTACGAAATTGATAAGGTTAGATTATGATAGAGTATTATAAAAAATTAAATATAAAAATGCCTAATATAAATATTATAAAAGGTAAGGTTTATGATAGTTATGGTGTTGAGGAAAATGGAAAATTTATAGGTGTTGAATATGGTAAATTTTTTATCCAAGATAGAAAATCTAAACAAAGTTTTGACAACTTACTCAATATCATACCTGAAAATAAAAAAAAGTATTTTAATCAATCATATATGTTTGCTAATCATACTGTGTATCCACATATTGATGATAACATAAATAGTAGTATAAACATCTATGTTAAAGTGAATGGTGGAAGGACAACATTTCATAAAAAGAAATCAGATGATGTTAAAGATATAAAAAATGTAATTGGTAGATTTGGTGGGGAATACAATAAAGATAGTAAATCAGAGTTTATTGATTTTACTGATGTTGAGGATATTTGTTCTTTTGTAGCAGAAATAGGTGATGTATATATTGTAAATACAAATATATTACATAGTGTTACAAAGGATAAAGATAATAGAATTCTTATTTGTATACATTCAAGTTTATCCATAGATGAAGTAATCAAAATATTTAAAGGAGTATAATATGGAAGATAATACGACTAGGATATTAAAATTAGCTAACGGCGAGAGTATCGTTTGTACTTGTATTCCTACAAGAATAGATGAAGCCTCACCTACTTTGCATGTGATACACCCACTTAAAATGGAATTAAAAAACAAAGTAACTAAGAAAGGTATTGTTGAAGCATTAACTTTATCTCGTTGGTTACAACCATTTACAGAAGTAGATGAATTAGATATTGAAAAATCTACTATCATTACTAATGCTCCAGCATCTTATGCGTTAAATAATTATTATAACTTTATGGTGGATACATATAATGAAGCAGAGGCTAATATGGAAGGTAAAGAAATGACACCAAGTATACAACCAAGATTTACCGAAGATGTTGCAATAGAAGACCAAGAAGAAACAACAGAGGAAGTAAAAAGATTATTTAAACAATACATATCTGCTTTAACAAATAATGGTGAAAGTAAAGAAGAAGATTTAACAGAAGAAGAATTAGATAGTCTACCTTGTAGTGATACTAAACATTAACATGCCTTTAGAGTATAGCTGTATTCTCGGCGGAACACAGCGATTATAATAGCTTTATACAAACATTGTCAAGTCTTTTTTAACAAAAAAGTAAAAAAAGTTTTTATAAAAAAACACAGATATTTCTTGACATAATGTGCCTGAATTTGGTATAGTTACATCATATTATTTTTTAAGGAAAGAAAGTGGCAAAAGACAAAAAAAAGAATGCTCATTACATAGATAACAAAAAGTTTCTAGAGGCAATGAAAGAGTGGAAACAAAAGTGTGATGAAGCAGAAGAAGCTGGTGAGGAAAGACCACAAGTAACTAATTACATAGGTGAATGTTTTCTCAAGATTGCAAATGGTTTATCTTATAGACCTAACTTCATAAACTATACCTATCGTTCAGAAATGGTATCAGATGGTATTGAAAACTGTTTACAATACATACATAACTTTGACCCAGATAAATCAAAGAATCCTTTTGCTTATTTTACTCAAATCATATACTATGCGTTTCTAAGAAGAATACAAAAAGAAAAGAAACAAACACATATCAAAAACAAAATTATTGAGAATAGACAATACGAAACCTTTACTGTAAATGAAGGCGATGATACAATCTATGATGTACAAGGTTTTGACCCAGACATTATGTTACCAGACGAAGATGTTTATGTTGTCAAAAAGAAAGAAAAGAAAGAAGAAGAATCAGAAGGTTTAGAAACCTTTATGGAAACTGATAAAGATACATAATGAAAATAGCACTTATTACTGATACTCATTTCGGTGCAAGAAATGATAACTTAAATTTTAATGAATACTTCTATCAATTTTATGAGGGTGTATTCTTTCCATATCTACAACAAAACAATATTAAAACCTGTATACATTTAGGTGATTGTTTTGACAGGCGTAAGTATGTATCATATAGAACTGCAAAAGATTTTAGAGAAAGATTTATAATACCATTTAATACTTTAGGTATTGACTTACATATGTTAGTTGGTAATCACGATATCTACTACAAAAACATTAGTGATGTAAACTCACTTAGAGAATTAATAGGTACTAAACATAATAATATTCACATCTATGAAGATGCAACAGAAGTAGACTTTGATGGTTTACCTATATTATTAATGCCGTGGATTACCCAATCAAACGAATTATATGCAGAGGGTATGATAGATGAAACTAAAGCTGATATATGTTTAGGTCATTTAGAAATTAATGGTTTTCAAATGAACAAGAATGTTATCATATCACAAGGTGGTAAAGACAAAGAATTTTTTAGAAAGTTTGATACAGTTATGAGTGGACATTTTCATCACAAGTCAGATGATGGTCAGATATATTATCTAGGCACACCATATGAAATATATTGGAATGACTGGCAAGACCCAAAAGGTTTTCATATCTATGATACAGAAACCAGAGAGTTAGAAAGAATAGTTAATCCATATAGTATATACGAAAAAATATATTATGATGATACCAAAGAAAATTATTTAGAACATGATACATCAAAATATGCGAACAAGTATGTTAAACTTATTGTGGTTAATAAAAAAGACCTGTATCAGTTTGACCAATTCTTAGATAAAATGTATTCAGCAGATGCATACGATATAAAAATTGTTGAAGACTTTTCAGACTTAGATGCAAGTTCAGTATCAGATGATATTGTAGAGAACACAGAAGACACAGTAACACTATTGAACAAATACATTGATGACTTATCTATTGATTTAAGTAAAGATAGATTAAAGAATCAAATGAAATCTTTATATACAGAGGCACAAGACTTAGACTTAGAATGATAATATTTGAAAAGGTTCGTTGGAAGAATTTTCTTTCTACAGGAAACCAATTTACAGAAATAGATTTAAATCGTAATGAAACTACACTTATCATAGGTGAGAATGGTGCTGGTAAATCTACTGTGCTTGATGCATTATGTTTTGCATTGTTTGGTAAACCATTTAGAACAATCAGTAAATCTCAATTAATTAATACAGTCAATGCTATGGAAACTGTAGTAGAGATTGAGTTTAGTATTGCAAGTCGTAATTATAAAGTTGTTCGTAGTATTAAACCAAATAAGTTTGAAATCTGGCAAAATGATAAGATGTTAAATCAAGAAGCAAACAATCGTGACTATCAAAAGATATTAGAACAACAAATACTTAAATTAAACTATCGTTCATTTACTCAAGTAGTAATCTTAGGTAGTTCTACATTTATACCATTCATGCAATTGAAAGCTAGATTTAGGAGAGAAGTAGTTGAAGACTTATTAGACATTAAGATATTCTCTACCATGAATGTATTACTTAAACAAAGATTGAAAGATTTAGTTACTGAATTACAAGAGGTAGAATACAATCATAAGTTATGTAGTGAAAAAATAAGTATGCAGTCTACACATATTGAGAATATTAAAAACAATGCCGACATTATTATTAAAGAAAAACAAAATAACTATGATAATAATTCAATAGAATTAGATAAGAAAGTAAACAATAAAAAATTACTAGAAGAAAATCAAAAGGGATTGTTTACCTCAGTTGAAGACCAGATTAAAATAGAATCAAAAGATGTAAAACTAAAAGACTTGCGTTCTACACTTACAGAAAAACAAAAAGAAAAAGATAGAATGATTAAGTTCTTATCAGAGAATGAAGATTGTCCTGCTTGTGAACAACACATTGATACAGAATTTAAATCACAAATGATATCTACTAAAGAAACAGAAAAGAAAGAAATTGTAGATGGTCTTACTAAAATGGAAGATGAATTGAATAAAACAAAAGTAAGATTAAATGAAATATCTAAAGTTACAAATGAAATACAAGATAACTCAATACAGATAGCAAGTTTAAATACATCTATACAGGAGTTAGAAAAGTATCAAGTAAAGTTATCAGAAGAAATTAAAGACTTAGAAAAAAGCACGATTGATAATTCTGACGAAGAACAACTAAAAATACTTCAAGAAGAATTTGAGGGTATAGAAAAGAATAGAAAAGATTTAAAAGAAGAAAAGGTTTACAAAGAAGCATCTAAAGCTATGTTACAAGATACAGGTATTAAGACTAAAATTATTAAACAGTATCTACCTATTATGAATCAGTTGATTAATAAGTATCTAGCATCTATGGAGTTCTATGTAAACTTTAGTTTAGATGAAAACTTTGACGAAACAATCAAGTCAAGATTTCGTGATAACTTTAATTATGCCTCATTTAGTGAGGGTGAAAAAATGAGAATAGATTTAGCATTACTCTTTACATGGAGAGCGATTGCTAAAATGAAAAACAGCACCAATACGAATCTATTAATACTAGATGAAATATTTGATAGTTCATTAGATAGTGCTGGAACAGATGAGTTTCTCAAAATACTGAATACACTTGAGGGTGAGAATGTATTTGTAATTAGTCATAAACAAGATGTGTTAGTTGATAAATTTAAACACACACTTAAATTTGAGAAGAATAAAAACTTTAGTAAAATGGTAGTAGTATGATTTTAAATGGTGATTGCATTGAAGAAATGCAGAAGTTAATTGATGATGGAGTGCAAGTAGATTCAGTTGTTACTGACCCCCCATATGAACTTGGGTTTATGGGTAGGAGTTGGGATTCAACAGGAATTGCTTTTCAAAAAGAAACATGGGAACTTGCATATAAACTTTTAAAGCCAGGCGGTCATCTACTTGCTTTTTCTGCATCAAGAAATTATCATAGAATGGCAGTTGCAATTGAAGATGTTGGTTTTGAGATTCGTGACCAGATGATGTGGCTGTATGGAAGTGGGTTTCCAAAAAGTATGAATGTTGGTAAAGCATTTGATAAAAAATTAGGTAATTCTGAATGGGAAGGTTGGGGAACTGCACTCAAACCAGCACACGAACCAATTGTTATGGCAAGAAAACCATTATCAGAAAAGTCTATTGTAGATAATGTTTTAAAACATGGAACAGGTGCAATCAATATTGATGAGTGTAGAATAGAAGGTAATGATGCAAAGTATCCAGATACTAATCCAGACTTTAAAGATATTGGTAGACAATCAAAAGAAGCAATTGGTATTGATAAATTAAGTTTTGGTCAAACAGAAAATGCAAAAAGAAAAAAGGTGGTTCGTAAACCTAGAAATGAAAGTGGAGTTTGGACTGATGGCAACTCTGGTATGAAAGCAGAGGGAACTCAATACGCAGATGCAGACCCTAAAGGTAGATTTCCAGCAAATGTAATGCATGATGGATTAGATACAGAATGGTCTAGATATTTCTATTGTCCAAAAGTATCAAAGGCAGAAAGAAATAAAGGACTAGATAATTTTAAAATTGAAAAAACAAAAGGTGGTGGTGGGACATCAAATAATACATGGTATGAAGATGATGTGAACGCTGCTTCAGGAAAGTTTGGTAGTGAAAAAGCACCGAGTAAGAATATACACCCAACAGTTAAACCACAAAAATTAATGCAGTATCTATGTAGAATGGTTACACCAAAAGGTGGTATAATTCTTGATATGTTTATGGGTAGTGGTTCTACAGGTATGGCTGCTAAAGATGAGGGTTTTGATTTTATTGGTATTGAAAAAGAAAAAGAATATTTTAAAATTGCAGAGGCAAGAATAGAATCAGTAGAAATAAAATCAACATTACAGGAGTTTATGGAATGACAAACATAAAACATTTAATACATAGAACATTAGACATTGGAAGTGGATTTTTATTATCCATTCTTATACAGTACATTGTTTTCCCTTTTTTTGATATATACATTGATGTATCTGAAATGATACATTTAGCATTAATATTTACAGTCATAGGTATTTTAAGAAGTTACTTATGGTCAAAGTATGTATTTAAGTATAAGTCTGAATCTAAAAGTGAAAGTATAAAACAAAAATGGAAAGAAGAAAATCTAGGAGTAAAAGATTACACAAATGAGTGAAGTATCAAAATTATTAGAACCAAACAATATACTATTACGAACAACTATGGAATCTGTGAGTGATAATTGTGATAGAGAAAAGGTTAGACAAGATTTAATAGATTCTATGGAACACTATCAAGGTGTTGGTTTATCTGCCAATCAAATAGGTATTGCAGAAAGAGTTTTCATTATGTATGAAGATGTTAACACTAGAAAAATACTTACTTGTTTTAATCCTAAGATAGTAGAAACATCTAAAGAAGAAATATTAATAGATGAAGGTTGCTTAACTTATCCTGGCGTGTGGCTTAAAGTAAAAAGACCAATTGCAATCAAGGTTGAGTTTGAAGATGAAAAAGGTGAGAAACACGAAAGAGAATTTCAAGGATTAACATCTAGAATCTTTCAACATGAGTATGACCATATGCAAGGTACTGATTTTACTCAAAAAGTTTCTAGGTTAAAAATAGAAAGAGCGATGAAAAAACTCAATAAAACAGTCAAAAAACTCAAAATTAGTCCAAACTAATTTACTTTTCTTAATTAAATCAACAGGTTATACACTTGACAAAAGATGTATGGGGCCTGTATAATGGTTACATAATCAAATGAGAGGGATTATGAGAAGACATTCAAATAATATTAAATTAGAAACTATGAAAGATAAATCTACTTTAGTCAAATTATTGGCTGAGGAAGATGTTACTGTATCTTATCAAAGTGTTCCTACTGCTAGTTTCAATGTTGAAACAAGAGAAGTTACTTTACCAATATGGAAAGACAAATCAGAAGATGTTATGGATATGATGTCGCTTCACGAAGTTGGGCACGCTTTATATACACCTATGGATTTAATGGAAAAAGGTAAAGAAAAAAAAGTATCACATTCTTTCTTAAATGTTTTAGAAGATGTTAGAATTGAGAAAATGATTCAAGACAAATATCTAGGTTCTAGAAAAGTATTTAAGAAAGCATATAAAGAGTTAATCTCAAAAGATTTCTTTGGTGTTAAAGACAAAGACTTATCAAAACTTAATCTAATAGATAGAATTAATATGCATTACAAAAATGTACCGAATGTACCTTTTGATGATGATGAATTAGAGTGGGTTAAAAAAGCTAATCAAACAAAAACATCAGATGATGTTGTAAATCTTGCTGTTGAAATGCAAGATTATATGAAAGATTCAGAAAAAGAAAATGAATCAGACGAAGAATTTGTAGTACAAATTAATATGCCATCAGATGAAAAAACAGAAGATGATAATAAAGAAGATAATACAGAACAAAAATCTGCTGACATTGAAATAGATGTAGAAGAAAAAGAAGATGAAACACCAAAAGGTAATAACACATCATCTGAACAAGTAGAAGCAGATAAAAAACCTACAGAAGAAACAGAACAAAAAGGTTTCTCTAAAGGTGCTGAGGGTAATGATGATGAAAGTATTCAAGCTACAACTGATAATAACTATCAGAAAAAACAATATGAGGCAGTAGATAAAAATGCTACAGGGATTAATTATCTTAATATTCCAAAAGTTAATTTAAAAAATGCTATTGTAGATTATAAAGAAATCAATGCTGAATTAAATGAACATTATCTTAAAAAAGCAAAACTTTCCCCAGATTATGCAAAGCATATTGAGTGGAATAAAAAAGACCTTGCTAAATATAAGAATGACCAAAAAGCAACCATATCATATATGGTAAAAGAATTTGAAATGAAAAAGTCAGCTGACTTATACAAAAGAAGTACAGTATCAAAAACAGGTAGTTTAAATATGGATAAACTACATAGTTATGCTTACAATGAAGACATATTCTTAAAAATGAATGTTGAACCTAGTGCTACAAATCATGGTTTAGTTATGTTTATAGATTGGAGTGGTTCTATGTCAGATAACTTTAAGAACACAATCAAACAAGCTTTAAATTTAGTTTGGTTTTGTGAGAGAGTAAATATTCCTTTTGAAGTTTATGGATTTACAAATGGATATGGTAGGAGAGATGATACCAACAAAAACTTATTCATACAAGATAGAAAACATAATGACATAATAATAAATGAATTAACATTAATTAATATGTTATCAAGTAGGGCAAACAAAAAAGAAATGATTAATGGATTAAATAATCTATATTTAATCGCTAATTACTATGATAGTTATAATAGAAGATACAGTTGGGAAGAAAGAGAAAAAGTTGGAACAGAAATATATCCACAAGAAAATTATTCATTAAATAGTACACCATTGAATCATTCTATTATTGCTGCTATGGATATAATGCCAAAATTTAAAAAAGATAATGGATTACAAAAAGTTCATACAGTATTTTTAACAGATGGATATAGTAACTCACTAAACGACAAATATACTTTTAGAAAACAACATAAAGATATGTATGGTGATTTAATTGAAGAAGGAGTTCAAAGAGAAGATATGTATAAAGATTTTGGTTATGACGATAGTGTTATAACAAAACTTACAGACCCTGTTACTAAAAAAGTTTGGCAAGGTGAAAATAAAAAAGGTGAATACAGTAGGAGTAAGAAGTTTCTTTATAGTACACAAACACCTGTACTGATAGAATTTTTAAAGAATAGAGTGCCAGGAATGAATGTAGTAAACTTTTTTATTGCTGGTAAAAATAGAAAAGGAACTATTCCAAAAGCAGATATTGAAGCAATTTTTGATATTAATTGGAATGACCACGAAAAAATTAAAAAGATACAAAAAGAATTGAGAACAAAAAATGTTGCAGTAGTTACTAACCAAGCTTGGACTGAGATGTATGTTCTGCCAGGTGGTGTTAAACTTGATACATCTACAGAGGATTTATCAGATGTTCAAGTCGGTGCAAAGAAAGGTGAATTAAAAAGAGCATTTGGAAAAATGACTTCTGGTAGAAAAAACCAAAGACCATTGCTCAATAAATTCATAGGAATGATTGCTTAATGAGAATCATTCCTATTTATAAAATAATAGTTGACAAAAGATGTTTGGGGCTGTTATAATGGGTAATAAATTATGAGATATGTGAGGTATCAATATGGAAACAAAAAATGAGTTAATTATGATTCTTTCTGAGGAGTTTGGTAAAGACGCCATTCTTACCAGAAAAGAAATCATAAACTGCTTAGATTCTAAAGGTGTGTTAGAACCTGTTGCTTCGGCAGGGGCGATGACAAGATTTTTAGGTCAGAGTGGTTTTGAAAAAGTTGGTTATGGTAAATATCAATTACCAAATAGTGGTTCTACAAAAACTACTAAAGTCGCTAAGACTAAAAAAACTGTAGTAACAAAAACTGTTAAGACAGATAATGAACCAAAAGAGGCAGTAGTCAATCTTATGGCAAATACTGAAACACAAAATTTAATTCCTAGTCATTTTGAGGGATTTGTTTCGTGGGGTCATTGTCCTACAATCAAAAAAGTAATTCAATCTAAAATGTTTTATCCTGTTTTTATTACAGGGTTATCTGGAAATGGTAAAACATTAATGGTTGAAGAATTACACGCTCAATTAAAAAGAGAATTGATTAGAGTAAACATTACCATTGAAACAGATGAAGATGATTTACTAGGTGGTTTCAGATTGATTAATGGTGAAACTAAGTTTGTGCCAGGTCCTGTTATTCAGGCAATGGAAAGAGGTTGTACTTTATTGTTAGACGAATGTGATTTAGGTTCTAACAAGTTACTTGCATTACAACCTGTTCTAGAAGGTAAAGGTGTTTTCCTTAAAAAGATTAACAAGTGGGTTACACCAAAGCCAGGTTTCAATGTGATTGCAACTGCAAACACTAAAGGTCAAGGTTCTGATGACGGCAGATTTGTTGGTACTAATGTTCTTAACGAGGCGTTCTTAGAAAGATTCGCTGTTACAATTGAACAACCATATCCTAGTTCTAGTGTTGAGAAAAAAATTATTCTCGGTAGTATGACTAAGTATGGTAACATGGATGAAAAGTTTGCAGAAAACTTAACAGTTTGGGCAGAAGTTATTAGAAAAACATTCTATGATGGTGGAGTTGATGAAATCATTTCTACTAGAAGACTTGACCACATTGTTAAGGCACACTCAATCTTCAAAGATAAAATGAAATCAATTGAGTTGTGTGTATCAAGATTTGATGATGATACTAAGGATTCATTCATAGACTTATACACTAAGATAGACGCTGGTGAAGATATTCAGAATCTATCTAGTGATAATGACTATGAAGATGATGAAGATATAGTTGAGAATCCTGTAAACTACTAAGGAATTCAAACTTCATGTTTGATACCTCAGAGTGTGCCAGAGAAATCTGGTACACTTTTTTTACAAACTATAGTTTTGTTTGTATAAATAATGATGTGAATGCCTAATGGGTTCACAATAATTTAAACTTTGCTTAATTAAGGAGGCTTAATATGGTTAAACTAACACATTTTGATATAAATCAAATTACACCTTTTTCGGTTGGATTTGATAGGGTCTTTGATAGACTAGTAGATTATGGAACAACCTACGAAACAGGTGGATTCCCACCATACAATATCAGAAAGACAGATGATTTCAGACATGTAATTGAAATCGCATTAGCAGGATTCAGTAAAGACGAAATAGAAGTTGTCTTAACTGATGGCGTTCTAGTGATTAAATCGGCAGATGTAATGACTGATAAAGACCCAAACGAAGGTTTGGTTCATAAAGGAATTGCAAAAAGAGCATTCACTAGAAAGTTCACACTTGCAGATGATATTGAAATCAAAGATGCGAAACTAAAAAATGGTTTACTTGAAATAGAATTGGAACAGATTGTGCCAGAACACAAAAAACCAAGAACTATTAAAGTAAAATAATTTGAAAAAAGTGTTAGGAACAGGTTGACAATACCTGTTCCTTTCATATATAATACTTAATAAATTTGGAGAATATATTATGACTGATGATATAAAGATTGATGGTGATGTAGATATCGGTGTCGGTGGTATTGATAGATTTAATTCTGAAACAGGCAAAACCGAAGTCATTAGACCAAGTGAGTTAGGTGAGGGTAAACCTTTTACCATTGAAGATTATAATCAAGCGTTGCAAGAAGCAAACGAACTACAAAAAAAACAAAGTGAGAATAATATGAGTGATGATGTAAAACAAGTGAAAAGAGCAGATATGATAAATGCTCAAAATGAAGTTTCAAACAAACAACAAACAGACACAGGTGAAAAACTACCAGAAAATCCTGGCGGAATTCAAATTGCAATGCGACCAAAAGTTGCAGTCAATATGATGCGTTGTCAGTTTCCTGCTGAAGTTACCACAGAAATAAACGAACACATTGATAGTGTAGTCATACCAAACAATGTTGACCATTCAAAAGGTTTAGTTGGACAAATATCACAACACGAAAGGTCAGCTCAATTAACTTTCCCACATGAAGGTGATGAAGTTGGTGAAATGTTTAGTGGTGTGTTACAAAGACTTGCCAAAGAATTTGTTGACAGGTCAATTGGTATTGAGTGTGAAACCTCAATGGAAAGTATGTGGACTGTACATAGTTACAATGGTGATTACAATCCTGTACACGACCACGGCACTAGAACACCAATGGGTGTATCTTGTATTTACTATTTAAAAGTTCCTAGATGTATTGCAAGATTAGGAAACCCATCAGAAGAATTTGGTGGACTAAATGAATCATCTGGTAATGTAGATGGATTTACATATTTACAATGGGGTGTAAATGGAATGAGAGATATAAATATGTTACGACCTATTACAGAGGAATATATAAAACCAGAAGTTGGTACATTGATTATGTTCCCTAGTTGGTTAAGACATGGTGTTATGCCATTCTTTAGTGATGTGCAAGATGATGAAAGAAGAACATTCTCTGCAAACATTAATATTAATTTAAAAGATAAATTAACTGGCGACCATTATAGAAAGGATAGGTCATGAGCTTGAAAGACCTTTCAAGTTCTTTAGGTAGTCAACAAGTTAAACAAGAACCAAAAACTTTTGATACTAAAGCACAGATAAAAACTATTCCTGCTTATAAATTATTGGCAATACAGTTTCCAGATGAATTTGTAGATGATATAAATGACCATATTGATAATGTAATTATACCAAGTAATGTATCACATGAAAGTCAGTTAGTTGGACAAATTAATCAGAACGAAAAATCTGCTCAATGGACTTTCCCTTTAGATAGTAAAATGGGAAAAGATTTTAAGACTGTAGTAGATAATTGTGCGACTAGTTTATTAAAAGATAAAATTGGATATAGTCGTGATAGTATTGCATCAGCATTTGAAGCTTGGACTGTGCATAGTTATGCTGGAGATTATAATCCTTTACATGCACATGGTTGTCAAACACCATCTGGGTTATCTATGATAATGTATTTAAAAGTACCAAAATGTATTGAAGATAAACCATCATTTCCATCATTGCATAATGCATCTGGCGACATTGATGGTTTTACAGGTTTAATAACATCAACGAACACAATCAATGATGTTTATAGATTAAAGTTAGATGCACAGGAATATATAAAACCTAAAAAAGGATTTTGTATAATATTTCCTAATTGGTTACAACATTGTGTCATGCCATTCTTTGGTGATGGTGAACGAAGAACAATGTCTGCTAACTTTAATATTACAGATAGTAAAGAAACTATCGCACAATTTAAATCACCAACATTAACAAAAGAAATAAAATCGTAAGGAGTATATTATGAAACTAAGTGAACACACTATTGAAGTGTTAAAAAACTTTGCGACTATAAATCAAAACCTTGTTATCAAGGAAGGTAGTACATTGACAACAATGTCTGCTATGAAAAATATAGTTGCAAAAGCAGATGTAGAAGAATCATTTGATAAGGAAGTTGCAATCTATGACTTGAATGAATTTCTTGCTTCTATATCTTTATTTACAAGTCCTATTCTAGAATTCAATGATGGATTTGTAACTATCAAAGAAGAAAATAGTCCAAAGAACTCTCTGAAATATTTTTATTCAGACCCATCAGTTGTTACTTCACCAAACAAAACGATTACTATGCCAAGTAAAGAAGTAGAGTTTACATTGAATGGTGAGAACTTAAACAAACTGAAAAGAGCTGCTGGTGTAATTCAAGCACCAGATTTAGTCTTAGAGAAAAAAGATACTGATGTCTTTCTAACAGTTAAAGATAAAAAGAATGATACTGCAAACACTTTCTCTATAGATGTTGATACAAAAACAGAAGGTAGCAACTTTAAGTTTTTCTATAAAGTAGAAAATTTAAAAGTGATGGAAGGTAACTATGATGTAGAGATATCATCAAAGAATATCAGTCATCTAAAATCTACAAACAAAGATGTTGAGTATTGGGTTGCACTTGAACCAGAATCAAGTTATGAATAACAAATTGGACTTTATATTATGGAAACTTTTTTATGGGTTGAGAAACATCGCCCAAGCACTATCAATGATTGTATTCTACCAGATAACCTAAAAAAAACTTTTAGAGAATTTGTAGAAGACAAACATATACCAAATCTAATTTTATCAGGTGGGCCTGGTGTCGGTAAGACTACTGTTGCCAAGGCAATGCTTGATGAAATTGGTGCAACATCATTACTAATAAATGGTTCAGAAGAATCTGGTATTGATGTTCTCAGAAATAAAATTAAAAACTTTGCCTCTACTGTATCACTTGAAGGTGGTCGTAAATATGTGATACTTGATGAAGCAGATTATCTAAATCCACAATCTACTCAACCTGCTCTGCGTGGGTTTATGGAAGAATTCCATAAGAATTGTGGGTTCATTCTTACTTGTAATTATAAGAACAGACTAATAGAACCATTACATTCAAGATGTAGTGTGATTGATTTTATTATTGCAAAAGATGATAAACCAAAACTTGCCAAAGACTTCTTTGGTCGTGTAAAGAATATTCTGGAAACAGAAAATATAAAATACGAACCTAGAGTTGTAATGGAAGTATTGACTAAATATTTTCCAGATTGGCGAAGAACTTTAAATGAATTACAAAGATACTCTACATCTGGTGAAATAGATTCTGGTATTCTTGTAAACATTAGCGAGGTAAATATCAATGAACTTATGGTTGCACTCAAAGAAAAAGAATTCACAAATGTCAGAAAGTGGATTGTCCACAATTTGGACAATGACCCTGTGCGTATTTATCGTAGGATATACGACAATCTCTATAATCATGTTGATGGTGGTACGATACCTCATGCAGTTCTTATCTTGGCTAAGTATCAATATCAGTCAGCGTTTGTTGCCGACCAAGAAATAAATTTACTTGCTTGTCTAACAGAAATTATGGTTGAGGTGAAATGGAAATAAGTAATGTAAAATTAGTAAAACCATTTGGGCCTTTGGTAATGATGGCAGAGTTACCAGAAACTGTTGTTAAATCACTTAACGAAATAGTTGATGTGATTAAAGATAAAAAAGATATGGGTTCTAGACTTGCTGGTCAGATTAAATCTGAAAGTGAAATACCACACTCTATGTTAGAACAAAAAAATGTTATGAGTGTTCTTCATACAGTAGGTAAAAGTTATGTAACACAAGCTTATTTAAATGCTGGTAAAAAAGATTTACATGATGCTGTAAACATTACAACTCAAATGAGGTCTATCTGGTCAGTATCACAATATGAAAATGAATATAACCCACAACATAATCATTCTAATTGTCAAATAAGTGCTGTGTTATATTTAAAGATACCATCTATGACACCTAGAAATATAGTTGGTAAAAGTAATTTAGATGGTAAGATAGAATTTACTTTTTGTAATACTGATAGTATTTTTACTACAGGTTCTTTTGTGGTAAATCCAAAAGTTGGAACTTTATTACTTTTTCCAAATTCTTTGTATCATCAAGTATATCCATTTCAAGGTTTTGGTGAAAGAAGAAGTATTGCATTTAATATGTCATATAAAGCATTTGATAAAGTCAATGGAATACAGATTGCTGGTGATAGTGTAAATTTATATAATGAAACTAATTATGAAGATAGTATCCCATATGTGAGATTAGATAATGTATGAACTAAAAGAATATCTGAAAGCAATTAATACTTCCAAAGAAAGACTTATGGATAGTGAAGATGAACAATGGGAAAAGAAGTATCCAGCATACATTGTAAATAAGTGTCTAGCACCCTTTCAAGATACTATATTCCTAGTCAATGAGATGAATATGAATCATCAGATAGATAAGAAATTACAGTTTGATTTTTTACTAAATACTCTAAGAACAAGGAACAGATACACGCCTTGGCTCAAAGCAAAGAAGGAAAAAGATTTAGAATGTGTAAAAGAGTATTATGGATATGGTAATGAGAAAGCTAAATCTGCTCTTAATATACTGAATAATGAACAAATAAAAACTATAAAGGATAGTTTGAATAAAGGTGGTAAACATGGAAAATAATGTAAATTGGAAACAGGAGCAGATGTTTGAGGTTCTACTAAAAGAACCAGATGACTTTCTCAAGATAAGAGAAACATTATCTCGTATCGGAGTTGCTTCACGAAAAGAAAAAAAGTTATATCAATCTTGCCATATACTTCATAAACAGGGTAAGTATTATATTGTTCACTTCAAAGAATTATTTGCACTTGATGGTAAAGACACCAACTTGTCAGAAAATGATATTGCAAGAAGAAACACAATAGTTAAACTTCTAAGTGATTGGGGATTGGTAGAGATGAAAGCTACACCAGAACCTATCGCACCATTAAGTCAAATTAAAATTATTTCTTTCAAAGAGAAAGATGATTGGTTGTTGGAAACTAAATATAACATAGGGAAAAAGAAAGAGGTAGAGTAATGGCATATTCAGATAAAGTTTTAGACCATTATGAGAATCCTAGAAATGTAGGTTCACTTGATAAAGATGACCCAAATGTCGGCACAGGTATGGTGGGAGCGCCTGCATGTGGTGATGTTATGAAACTTCAAATTCAAGTTGATGATGATGGTATTATAACAGATGCAAAATTTAAAACTTATGGTTGTGGTTCTGCAATCGCATCATCAAGTTTATTGACCGAATGGGTGCGAGGTCAAACTGTAGAAGAAGTAGAAAAAATTAAAAATAGTGATATTGCAAATGAACTTGCACTACCACCTGTAAAAATCCATTGTTCAGTCTTAGCAGAAGATGCAATTAAAAGTGCAATCGCTGACTATAAAGGTAAACAAGAAACAATGGGTAAATGGCAACCAGAGTAAATTATGAAAAACTTTCAGTCATTCATCACAGAAGAAAATGTGAATGATGGTGATATACAAATCGCCATCTTAACTAAAGTATCATCTAAAGAGAAAGAGATTGTTTCTAATCAAATAAAAGAATACGCAGACAAAAATAAAATACCTTGTCATATAGTTAATACAAAAAAGGCGTGGGTATCTACAAATGATATAGAGAAAGGTTTAATAAGTATATCAGATAAAGAAGGTAATAAAGTAGATTTTGAGATACCTAAAACAGTTGTATTTGTTCGTGCTGGAGTTTTAGATGATGAAGTGGGACTTGCATTACTTTCTACTTTTGAGAAGGCAGGTGCATTTATGATTAACAATCGTGATGGTATGTTAACTTGTGATAATAAAATGTCAACCTATATTACATTTAATCAAAATGGAATACGAACACCTAAAACATCTATTATTAACAACGAAGAATCTGTACAAGATGCACATAAAAGAATAGGTGGCAAGTTTCCTGTAATCGTAAAAACCATTACAGGTACACAAGGTATTGGTGTATCAATCGTAAATGATTATAAAAGTATGATATCTGTCATACAATCACTATGGAAGTTCAACGCAGACTTATTGATACAAGAATTTTTAGAAATGGATTTTGATATTAGGACTATTGTTGTTGATGGTGTAATCATAGCTTCCACAAAAAGAATAAAACCAAAAGAAGATTTTAGGTCTAATATACATAGAGGTGCTGATTCAGAACCATATGTATTATCAGATGATGAAAAAAAATTAATACTAGATGCATATAGAACAACAGGTGCATATATGGTTGGTGTAGACCACACAATCGTAGATGGTAAAGCATACATTTTAGAATGTAATGGTTCGCCTGGAATTGGTTCTAACTTTGGAAATGGTAATGGTAAAACAACAACCAATGAAAGATTAATTGAAAAAGTATTAGACCATGTTGGAAAAGTGAAAAGTAGATTTGTGGGTTCTACACAAACTGCTGGATTTGTAGAAAGATTAGATATAGTAGGTCTTGGCCCATATCGTGCTAAGTTTGATACAGGAAATGGAACTAAAGCATCTATGTTTCATGTAGACAAATTAGAAATAAAAGGTAAGATTGCTAAATGGGAAAGAGATGGTAAGAAATTTACTAATAATATAATTGGAGTATCTCATCCTGTACATGTAGATACAATAGACAAAAGACCAATCGTATTAGTAGATATTAAGTTTAACAACACACTTTATAAAGATGTGCCAATAGGATTAACCACAAGAGATTCTAGAAGTACATTTTTGATAAACAGGGAACTGTTAACTAGATTTAAAGTTGCAGTAAACCCAGATAGAAAATTTGTTCTTTCTAGTTATATAGAAAGAGGGGATAACAATGATGAAGACTATAGGACACCGAAATGATAATTGATGCACTAAGAAAAAAATATGAGGCAGAGATTGCTGCTGCCAAAGCTAACATAGATGTTTATAATAGAAACCCTGCTGGTATTGGTGAACACCCAGACCTAGTTCAAGCAGTTGATACAGAGATGGTTAAACTTGCCGATGCCGAAGATAAGTTAAACACATTGAATAAACACTATGGTAATCAACCAGATTTATTAACATAAAAATATTGACAAAACTTGTTTAAAGCGAGTATAATTATATCATGCAATTTTATACGAATGTAACGCCTTGGGGCAACACCTTGCTTGTCAGGGAATATGTGAATGGTGAAAGACTTAATCGTAAAGTCAAGTATTCGCCTACCCTATTCTGTAAGGTCATCAAAGAAACTAAACACAAGACCCTTGATGGACAATTCGTTACACCTGTAAAACACGATACAATCAAAGAAGCAAAAGAATGGTTAAAGTCTTATGAAGACCAACCACATTTAATTTTTGGTAATACTACATTTCAATATAATTATATTGCAGATGAATATCCTACTTATGTAAAATGGGATATAGATAAAATTCTTGTAGTAACAATTGATATAGAAGTTGCGTGTGAAAATGGATTCCCAAATCCAGAAGAAGCAATAGAACCATTACTATCAATTACAATTAAGAATCATCAAAACAAACAAATATTAGTTTGGGGTATAGGTGATTATAACAATACAAGAGATGATGTAACTTATGTAAAATGTGATTCAGAAAAAATGTTAATCCAAGAGTTTTTAACTTTTTGGGAAAAGAATCAACCAGACATTATTACAGGTTGGAATACAGAGTTTTTTGATATACCATATATCTGTAATCGTATTAAAAATTTATATGATGCAAAAGAAATTAATAGACTTTCGCCTTGGGGCAATGTATCAGATAGACAAGTTTACAAGATGGGTAAAAAACAACAAGTTTATGATATACTCGGTGTATCACATTTAGATTATTATGATTTGTATAGGAAGTTTACCTATACCAATCGTGAGAGTTACAGACTTGACCATATAGCACATGTTGAACTCGGTGAGAGTAAAGATGACAATCCATATGAAACATTTAGAGAATGGTATCTAAAAGACTTTCAATCGTTTATTGATTATAACATACAAGATGTGGAGATTGTTGATAGACTAGAAGATAAAATGAGATTGATTGAGTTGTGTCTAACTATGGCTTATGATGCAAAAGTTAATTATATGGATGTGCTTGGTTCAGTTAAGTATTGGGATATACTTATTTACAATGAACTAAGAAAAAAGAATATTGTTATACCACAAAAGATTCAAAGAGAAAAGAGTGAAAAGTTTGAAGGTGCATATGTCAAAGACCCAATCGTAGGATTACATAAGTGGGTAATGTCATTTGATTTAAACTCTTTGTATCCACATCTAATTATGCAATATAATATTTCACCAGAAACATTAGTTGCAGATAAAGCAGTTAAAAATATGTCAGTTGAAAAGATGTTAAATAAAGAAGTGGATACATCAATATTAAAAGATGCAACAATGACACCAAATGGTGCTTTGTTTAAAACAACACAAAAAGGTTTCTTACCAGAACTTATGCAAAAGATGTATGATGATAGAGTTAAGTTCAAACAATTAATGATTGAGGCACAAAAAGATTATGAAAAAACAAAAGACCCAAAACTACTTAGGGATATATCTAAGTTCAATAATATCCAGATGGCTAAAAAGATTTCTCTCAATAGTGCATATGGTGCTATCGGTAATGTATGGTTTAGGTATTACAATATTTTGGTTGCCGAAGCGATTACTACAAGTGGGCAACTTGCTATTCGCTATATTGAACATAGTCTTAATCAGTATCTTAATAAAATACTTAATACCAGAGGAGAGGACTACATCATTGCGAGTGATACGGATTCGGTCTATATCACATTTGATAAGTTGGTTAGCAAAGTCTTCGTATCAGACACAGACGACAATAAAATCGTGGAGTTTTTGGACAGAGTTGCTAAAGAGAAAATTGAACCTTTTATTGATAAAAGTTATCAAGACCTCGCTGAGTATGTAAATGCGTATGAACAAAAGATGCAAATGAAAAGAGAAGTGATTGCAGACAAAGGTATTTGGGTTGCAAAGAAAAGATATATTTTAAATGCACATGATGTTGAAGGTGTTCGTTATAAAGAACCTAAATTAAAAATCATGGGTGTTGAGGCAGTCAAGTCATCTACACCAGCTGCATGTCGTGAAAAGATTAAAGAAGCATTAACTATTATTATGACTAAAGATAATCAAGAGTTAAATAGTTTTATACAAGATTTTAGAAAAGACTTTATGGATTTGAAACCAGAGTTGATTGCATATCCTCGTTCTGTAAATGGATTAAACAAGTGGACTGAATCACATAATCTATTTAAGAAAGGAGCACCGATACATTGTAAAGGTGCGATACTGTATAATCACCTTTTGCAAGATAAAAAATTACAGGGTAAATATCCATATATACAAGAAGGTGATAAGATTAAGTTCTTACATATGAAAACACCAAATGTCTATCAATCAACTTCTATATCATTTATGACTAAGTTGCCTAATGAATTAAACTTACATAATTTTATTGATTATGATATGCAGTTTGAAAAGTCTTTTGTAGAACCTTTAAAATTTATTACTAATATTATAAAGTGGCAGATAGATGATAGTTATGGAACACAAGGAACACTAGAGGGGTTTTTCTAATGGCAGGAAAAGGAGATAAAAGAAGACCGAGAGAAGTTGATGAAAAAACTTTTGAAGATAATTGGGATAGGATATTCAAAAAGAAAAAAGAAAATCCTTTACCATTTTCTGATTCAAAACCAAATGAAAATATGTTTGATGATTTAAATTTAAAAAATACTAGGGAAACAGGAGATAATAATGAATGACTTTTTAAAAGATGTGATTAAGGAAACAGGAAATGAATATGCCGCTGTCGTTTCAGAAGGTGTAGAGGCAGGAGATGTATCAAATTTTATTGATACAGGTTCTTACATATTCAATGGACTGATTTCTGGTTCAATGTATGGTGGACTTCCACAAAATAAAATTACTGCATTGGCAGGAGAAAGTGCAACAGGGAAAACTTTCTTTCTTATGGGAATGGTTAAAAACTTCCTAGACCAAAATCCAAATGCTGGTGTTGTCTACTTTGAATCAGAAAGTGCAATAACAAAACAAATGGTTATTGATAGAGGAATAGATGCAGAAAGAATGGTAATACTTCCTGTAACAACTGTACAAGAGTTTAGACACCAAGCACTCAAAGTATTAGATAGATATATGCAACAAGATGTAGATATACGCAGACCATTGTTTATATGTTTAGATTCACTTGGTATGTTATCAACTACAAAAGAAGTAGAAGATACAGAGGCAGGAAAAGAAACTAGAGATATGACTAGAGCACAAATACTAAAAGCTGCATTTAGAGTTTTAACTTTGAAACTTGGAAAAGCAAAAGTACCAATGGTAGTAACAAACCATACTTATGATGTTGTCGGTTCTATGTTCCCAACAAAAGAAATGGGTGGTGGTTCTGGATTAAAATATGCCGCTTCAAGTATCATCTATCTATCAAAGAAAAAATTTAAAGAGGGTACAGAGGTTGTTGGTAATATCATTCATTGTAAGAATCATAAATCAAGATTGACTATGGAAAATAAAATGGTTGATGTGTTATTAACTTATGACAAAGGACTTGATAAGTATTATGGATTACTTGAATTAGCAGTTGCACATGGAATATTTAAACAAGTATCAACTCGTATTGAATTACCAGATGGAACTAAACAGTATGGTAAGACAATTAACAATGACCCAGAAAAATACTTTACAGAAGATGTAATGAAACAATTAGAAGAAGCTGTGAAGAAAGAGTTTATGTATGGCAACGATAGTTAAGAATTGTTGTACACCATTATTTTTAGATTTCATTAAACATCAAGTTACGAAATCTACTAAGTGGAATTTTAATTATCCAATGGGTAAACCATTTGAAGATAAACATGCAAAGATTGATGTCATACAAGGCACAACTATACATGATGATTTTTTGGCTGGTGTATCTATGAGTTTGTTAATGATGATTCATGAGAAAGCAAAACAAAGTAATGTTGATGTTCCCCTAGACCTTTTGTTTTGTGGTATCTCTATGAAAGATAAACATAGAGAAGATAATCTGCATACAGACCATGAAAAAGATGAACTGCAAGATACACCAATCATTAAGGTATTAGGGATATTAAATTCAGACTGGCAAGATAGTGATGGTGGTGGATTCATACACAATGGAATTACACACAAGTTAATGCCTGGCGATTTTATAGTTTTCAATCCTAGACTACCACACAAAGCAGAGGATATTATGACAGACAAAAAAAGAATAGCAATAGATTGGACAATAAGAAATGGATAATTTAATTAAAACATATGATAATGTACTTGATAGTCAAACTTGCAAGAATGTTATAGATAAATTTGAACAGTTTGAAACACAACACGAATCATTTGATGTTAGAGGAATGGTATTTACACAATTGAATATGGCAAAATCACCTCAGATATGGAGTAAAGAGATAGAACAATTTACAAGTATTTTTGAATCATCTCTTTTAACTTACTTAAAAGACACAGGTGTTACCCCACAACAAATGCCAAATAAATATATCTGGGAGCCTATTCGTTTGAAAAGATATATGCCAAACGACCATGATGAATTTAAACCACATGTAGATGTAAATTCAAAACCAACATCTACTAGGTTTTTAGTTTTCTTTATTTATCTTTCAGATAATGAAGAAGGTAAAACTACTTTTCCACAACTAGACAAATATGCTGAGTGTAAAAAAGGTAGTATGTTAATGTTCCCACCATTGTGGCCTTGGTTACATGCTGGAACAAAACCAATAAATGAACCAAAATATATAATGCAAACTTATTTACACTATGTCTAATATTAAAGAATCATATGTTTATGTAGAAAGTGAAACACAAGACCAAACTTGTATTGGTATCAAGGGTGGTAAGTTTGCTGGTGTCATTTATAAGTATGGAAATGTTTCACTAGGTGAAGAAACAAAAGATGGTAATATGCCATTTAAATTTGAATTTGATATCGTAGATAATAATGCAGTACCGAAAGAGGACTTTGGAGATGATTTTATGAATCTTATAGGTGATATTTTGGTAGATATAATTGAGGAGCAATATGCAGAACCAGACAATAGAAAGGACAACTCTAACTAATCTTTTAAACAACGAAGAATATACAAGAAAGGTTTTACCATTTATAAAACCAGAATACTTTGATGTTAAAGAAGAAAGAATAATTTTTGATGAGATACAAAAATTTGTAGACAAATATAATAAGATGCCAACTCAAACATCATTAGAGATTGAAGTTGGTGCAAGAAAAGATTTAAATGATACTGAACATAAAAAGATTGTTGAGATAATTAAAACTCTTAACAAAGAAGTTATAGATTTTGATTGGTTAGTAGATACTACAGAAAAGTTTGTTAAAGACAAAGCAATCTATAATGCAATCGTAGAGGGTGTTGGTATCATAGATGGTAGGTCAAAAGATAAGACACCAGATTCTATTCCAAGTATTTTAACAGATGCTCTTGCAGTATCATTTGATAATTCTGTAGGTCATGATTATCTAGAAGATTCAGAATCTAGATTTGATTATTATCATCATAAAGAAGAAAGGATTCCTTTTGATTTAGAATTCTTTAATAAGATTACTAAGGGTGGACTTCCACCAAAGACTTTGAATATTGCACTTGCTGGAACAGGTGTTGGTAAATCATTATTCATGTGTCATCAAGCTGCAAATTGTTTATCACAAGGAAAGAATGTATTATATATTTCGTTAGAGATGGCAGAAGAAAGAATCGCAGAAAGAATAGATGCTAATATGATGAATATTAGTATTCCAGATTTACATGATTTACCTAAGAAAATGTTTGATGATAAGATTACAAGATTGCAAAAGAAAGCAAAAGGTAAATTAATCATTAAAGAATATCCAACTGCATCTGCCCATAGTGGACACTTTAGAGGATTACTCAAAGAACTTGCAGTTAAGAAATCTTTTAAACCAGATATTATCTTTATTGATTATCTAAACATTTGTGCATCAAGTAGATTCAAAGCAGGAAGTTCTATGAACTCTTATACTATCATCAAGTCTATTGCAGAAGAACTTCGTGGACTTGCAGTAGAAACTAATGTTCCTATTATGTCGGCAACTCAGACAACCAGAAGTGGTTTCTCTAATACAGATGTTGGACTTGAAGATACCTCAGAAAGTTTTGGACTACCAGCAACTGCTGACTTGATGTTTGCATTAATATCTACAGAGGAACTAGAAGAACTCAATCAAATCTGTGTTAAACAGTTGAAAAATAGATATAATGACCCTACCATGAACAAGAGATTTATTATAGGGATTGATAGAAACAAGATGAAATTATTTGATGTAGAACTCAAAGCACAAGATGAACTTGTAGACCATGGCCAAAGTGAAGTTCCTGTCGCTGATAATGGACAAGGGTTCGGTAAGGGAGAGGAAAAAGACCTGTACGACAAGTTCTCTAAGTTAAAAGTTTGATAAATAACACATATAACTATATTTAAATGGAGAAATTGATGTCATTCAGACGCTCAATGGAGCAGTTAAGACCTGCTCGTATAGAATCAACAAACTATGTAGATAAAGTACAACATCTCTTAGAATCTCGTGGCTCTGGTGGTGGTGCTGAGGGTACGAAAACAACAGAGTGTGCTCAATGCGTTTACGCTGCTGCCATGTTCAATGGTGAAAAATTAAAAGTAGGTGATAAGTTAGACCCAACTTTATTTGGTAACTATGCTAGCAAATTTGAAATTGATGAATCATTAGAAAAAATAGAAACAGATTTGACTGATAGTTGGGTAGAATCAAGTATATTAATCGCAACAGCGATGAAAAAATTATTAAAAGGAACAAAGTATACTTTTCATAGAGGTTCACCTCTAGTATCTGAAATAGAAAGTAAATTTAATGAATTAAATAAAGCACAAAAACCAAAACCATTTTCAAATGTTAACAAATGGAGCCCAGCAGATATTTATGCTGTAAAAGATAGTGCAACATTTGATTTTTCTCAATATTCAAATTTAGGTGAGTTCACTAACGAGTTAAAAGAACTATATGATAAAAAAACACTAGTTGGTATTTCTTTAAAAAAAGCAAAAGGCAATGTAACAGTAAAAGAAAATAACACAACTGGTTTTGTTCGTAGACCTGTAAAGTATAAGGGGTACGATAAACCAAAAGATTTTTTTAGTTCAAAAGATATGTACATTTATTTGGGTGATATAAAAATGCAACTAAGAACTTTTTCTAGACATGTTGGTGGTTGGCAAGGTGAGATTAAAGGAAAGAGTGCTGCTGCTGGTAAAATAGGTGGGGGTGTGTTAGAATCAATTATGATTAAAAATAGTACATTAACAAAATTTAAATATACTAATATAGAATTAAAAACACTTGCATTAAAACCAACACCAATATTTTTAAATGAATTATATGAGTTACATCTTTCTTGTGGTGGTAAAGAATCTAAAAATAATTTTATTAAAAAAGCAAAAGCAAATAAAATTGGAAAGGTAAGTGGGGCAGATTGGAGATTTTCTAAATTTAGAAGTATGTTTTATGTCGCACATTTAGAGGCAAATAAACTTTCTGGAAATAAGATATGTGATAATATAGCAGCATATGCTATGTCTGAATCAAATGATTCGGCTCCTCATGTGGTATTTAAATGATATGAATAATTTAGCAGAACAATTATTGTTTGAAGATAAAGGTGGAAAGAACCTTCATCTAGAACACATAGAAGATGAGATACTTAAC